TGGTTATCCAAGAACAGATATCCAGCGTATATAAAATAATCATGCCCAGAATTAAGAGAGAAAACGCCAGAATCGTCTAGGTATATTGAAACCTCTTGGTATTGTTTTTCGTTCATCTTGAGATTATTATAACATTTTTATCAATATGATATAATTTAATTAACTCACAAGACGCGGGCGACTAGCGAGGATGTTGGTTATGTCCAAAACTACAGCCAAAAGCAAGCCTGAGTCTTCTAAAAAGCCGCCTACAAAAACACCTAAAAAGAACGGGCGTCCTACAAAATACTCTGATAAGCTAGCAGATAGAATATGTCAGAAAATAGCAGAAGGCTATTCAGTACGATCTATATGCAAAGAAAAAGATATGGTCTCTATGCAGACACTTTTTCGATGGTTACGAGAAAATGATAAGTTTCGTGAGCAATACGCGCATGCATGTGAAGAGCGATCATATGCGCAGGCTGAAGAGATTATTGATATTGCAGATAACGCCACCAATGACTACATGGAAAAACTTGAGGGTGACGGGTATATATTCAATAGCGAGAATGTTCAGAGGTCGCGTTTAAGAATTGACACACGCAAGTGGCTGATGTCTAAGATGAATCCAAAAGTTTACGGCGACAAGCTGGATATGACTACAAACGGTAATGATATAGGAGTAGCTCTAAGTGCAAGACAAGCAGAGCAACTACTTAAAGCCAGAGCAGACCGTCGGGATTCTTAGAGAAATTGCAGATAACGGTTCTTTTGCCGAGTACTGCATTGCTATAGACCCAAAGTACCAACTGGAGTGGTTCCACGCTGAGATTGCTAAAGAGTTGGAGCAAGGATATCGCCGATTGTTAGCTGGCGAAGATGTCCGATTGATGATTTTTATGCCGCCGCGCCACGGCAAAAGTGATACAGCCACGCAGAAATTCCCGTCGTGGGTGCTAGGAAAAAGCCCGAATATTCCAATCGTAGTCTCATCTTACTCTGCAGAGCTTGCATCAGATTTTGGACAAAAAACCAGGGATATAATGCAATCCGCTACTTACACTAAGATGTTTTCTACACGCTTACGAGCCGACGCTAGAGCAAAAGGTCGCTGGATTACAAAACAGGGCGGCGGCTACACCGCCGTCGGTGTTGGTGGAGCGCTAACTGGTCGTGGATTCAAAATTGGTATTATCGATGACCCATTCAAGAACCGTGAAGAAGCAGATAGCCCTGTGATCCGCGAAGCCCGCGACGGCTGGTATAAGTCAACCTTCTCAACACGTGAGGAAGGTAATTCAATGATCGTATTTATTCTTACGCGCTGGCACGACGATGACCTAGCTGGTCGTGTTCTCAAAGCCTCACGAGAAGCTAAGGCTAGAGGCGAAGCATACGACGATTGGAAGATAATCGAATATAAAGCTATCGCTACTGAAGACGACGAACACCGCAAAACTGGTGAGGCTCTATGGCCAGAGAAGTTCTCAATTGAGAAGCTACTGAAAAAACGCGCAGAAATGGGCAGTTATGAATTCTCAGCGCTCTATCAGCAAAACCCAATCGATGAAGAGAATCGCAAATTCAAGCAAGCGTGGTACAAATACCGCGAATTCAGCAACGTCTTACAGCTTGACACTTACAACGTTATGACGATTGACCCGCGAGGTAAAGACGACGTAAAGCAAGGCACTGACTACATTGGTGTAACCCTTAATTTTATCGACCGCGAAGGTAAATGGAATGTAATATGCTATCGCACAAAACTATCCGCGACTGACCTAGTAGACCTCATGTTTACAAACTGGAAGAGGTACAATCTACACAAGATCGGAATTGAAGACAACCAATTTACTCAAGCCTTGAAGTCCGTTTGGGATGAGGAGATGATGCGCAGAGGCGTCTATATGGATGTTGAATTATTGAAGCATGGCGGACACAGTAAAGCATTGAGGATTGAAGCACTAGTGCCGAGATATGAACGCGGAGGAATTTATCATATAAGACATGGCGACGCTAACTTATGTAAAGACTTAGAGCTTGAACTGAGTATGTTTCCTAAAGCAACCAATGACGACGCGAGCGACTCTCTAGCATATCAGGTACAGCTAGCTCAGCGACCAGAAGATGACGTAGGTTCAGCCTCGTACAATCAGTCATTAGCAGATAGCGACTTAACAGCAATGTGGAATTAATTAGGGGGAATATGAAAAAATTTGTGCCAGAATTTGGAAAAGTCAAAGAGCAACAGCAGTTAGACGACAAGACTTCTGTAGTGGTTGAAAACAGTTATCAAAATCACACTGTTATAGCAACTAAACTACACTATGAAGAACGTTTTCGAGTTGCATCTATGGCAGAAGCACGCGATAAGGTTGATGAGCTAACACTAAGAATTGAAAACGACGATAGTCTTATCAATCCGTCAATCCGTTATGATGGACGCGCTAGGATATCATACAAAGGATCATTCGACGTCGTATTTGAATATACCAAAATTAAGCAGGTAAAATGATTATTTTCACAACTGATTAAAAATGTGATATAATACAAGCGTAAACCACTGAAACAAACCAGAGTTTACTGAAACAACAGTAATCTTTGGAGTAATCAGTGGCTTTCTCTTTTTTAACAGAAGAAAACATTTTCGATCTATGTAGCACCTCAAAAGACTATACGGAAAAACTAACGCAGGCTTTTGAGGAGTATTCCCGTCTTGCCAGAAATAAGCCACACGCTAAAATACCTAAAGCGTTTCCTAAAACTACAGACGGTACAGCAGCTTCAATTATCATTAAGTCTGCACGTCGTGCCGTACAGCAATTGCCGGCTGGTGTAGTCTCTACTTCTGACGAATATAGTCCATGGCCAATAATTGCTGAATTTGCTTACTTAAAAGAAATCCTACCTAACGCCAACGCCGAATATGACCTGATCCATAAAATGTGGATAACTATTGAAAATGGTGAGTCATTTGGGTCTCAGTGTGTCTTTACGCCAGTAGCTTACAACGATGGCAAGCTGCTTCCAGACTATTTAATCGTCTCATGGCGTGATGTATTTATTCAACCTGGCAAAAGATCTGCTAGCGATAGCGACTATTTATTTGTACGCACGTGGTGGCAAAAGACTGACGTAGAAAAGCTTATCGATGCCGAAGAAGAACGACGCCGCATTGCCAAAAAAGAGGGCGCACTATACGAACCAACTTGGGATTTGAAGGCACTAGAAGAAATAAAAGAAGCTATTGTTACTAAAGACTCTAAAGACCAGAGCGAAGCAGAGCAACAGTATTCACTTGATCCATCAGGTATTGAAATTATAACTGGTTTTCAAATTGGTCATAATGCAACCTTCTTTACCTTCAATCCAGCCACTAAAAAGATTGTACGACGTAAGAAAAATAAAGACCCAAGGGCTAAGATACCCTTAAACTGGTATTTTTATGACGCCGATGGAGTCAATCCTCTGGGTCGTAGCGTCTTAGAGCTAATTGGTCCTCTACAGAACCTGATCGATAGCGATATGCAGGCTTATCAATACAACCGCGCCGCCGCGTTGCGTCCAACTATTAACGTATACGGCGACGTAAACGAGCGAACCCTTGAATTCAAGCCAAACGGTCTTAACAAAATTAAGAACCCGAATGTACGTATTGAAGCGATGTCCGTAGACACTTCAGCAATCCGCGACTATCCGAATCTATACGGCCTGCAGAAGTCTCAAATGCTCAACCTGGTCAATAGTCCAGACACTTCAATTAGCGCAGAGGTTGGCAATCCAGGATTTGGTAAAACGCCACAAGCACTCAAGACTCAACAAGCTCAATTGTCTATTGACGACAATGCATTACGTAAAGGATTTGAAGCATTCTTTGAAGAGTGGAGTGAAACGGCTATTAACTTGTATTTTGCAGAGCGTGAAGGTATAGAAATAATCCAGCTAGACACAGACACTGCACAGAGATTGCGAGACCTAGAATCAAAAGGTCATGTACTAGATGGTGTAGTGCTAGATGATGATAATAAAGCAACTGTAGACTTCTCAAAAGCTAAGGGAGTACTGAAGTTTAAGATTGACGCGTCAACAACGAAAGTAAACAGCGAAGCGGCACAGCTAGATTCTCTGAAGACATTGATTCAGACGCTAGACTCTAGCCAATCACTGAACCAAGTAGTGCCAGTAGATAAGAAATTAGCCGCATGGAACGCTATTGTTGCTAACTCTGGCATTGATGGATTAGACGAGCTAAAGGTTACAGAAGAAGAAATGAAAGAAATGCAGGAGGCGCAAACTCAAGCCGCGGTCCCTGCTACCGATGAAACAGCTACAGCCGAGACGGAGCAGCCAGCAGAAGACGAGGCTCAGGTCGCTGAAGTACCAGTAGAGCCACAAGAAGATATAGAGCCAAGTATTGTAGATGAATTACGACAGATAGGCACGCCAGAAGACCTAATTGCTGAAGTACCAAGCATGATTCAAAAAGGATTTACAGAAGAGGAAATAATCGCATCGATTATGGGAGTTATCCAAAAGGAGGGTGAATAATGGACGAAAATCTATATCCGCGCAGTACAGAATATTACCAGCCAAATGAGGAAGAAGACCAGAGGATAGAGGAGGCTAAGCAAGCCGAGATCAATGCTATTAAGCAAGATATGAATAAGTTGCAAAAGGTGCTTGACCGCTGGGATGAGCGCATTGCCTTCTACAAGTCTACTGACGCTATACCAGAAGAAGTAATTACAGATAAAGAGAAACTAGCTATTTATATATCGGCAAACAAACGTGTTGTAGAGATTTTAAGGGAGGAAAGGAGCTTCTTAGTAAGTGTAATTGACCAAGCGGCGTAGTAAGGTACTCTGCTTTGGTTAGCTATCCTCGCTATTGGCTAACCAAAGGAGCGCATCTCACGCAACCCAGGTTCGTCACCTGTAATCGACGCTTAAACAATCTAATGAGAAGGAGGGGTACTGTGCCATCAGACGCAGAAAACCAAGAAGTCGTTAATACAGAGGTAGAGCAAGAGTCTACCCACGCTGAGTCGGCGCCAGCTGAAACACAAAACTCTGAGGCTTCTTCAGAGCCAGAAACCAAAGCAGTTATCTCAGATAGCGGCGAGGTGGTACACGTCAAAGTCGATAAGTCTAAGGAAGAAAGCAAAGATGCTGATTCTGATGATGAGTCAGACGAAGACAGGAAGCCGAAACGGGGCAAAGAGGCGCGCCGTGAACAACTAGAACGCGACTTAGAGGAGGATAACCGAATCATTCGTGAATTAGTTGCTAAACGGAACGAAACTAGAGCTTATCGCCAGCAATTGGAGCTTGACGCACAGAACGAAAGCACATTTCAACCTGTACAGCCACAGCTGCAACAATTGCCAACAATAGCGCAGATTATGGAGATGGAGAACCCAGAGACTGGCGACTTCTTCACAGAATTTGAAGCTAAGGCGGTATTGCAGAACCTACAGTTGCAACAGCGACTAGATAATATGCAACAAGCTCAGGAGCAAGCGGCTTATAAAGCTCAAGTCGAAGCATCAAGAAGTGATTTGTCGTATAAGGCAGATATGGCACTCAGGGATTTCCCAGAGTTTGACCCAGAATCTGATCAATATGATGAACATCTTGATAACGCCGTAAACGGTTATCTGCAAAGTGTACTTGTTTACGACCAAAACGGCGATGTCATTGGCTCAAAGACAGATGTATATCAATTATATAAGTCATTCCACAAAGACGGTGAAGTACCTAAGCAACGCGCTGTGATTAATGACGCTGGTGATTTCCGTGGAGGCGGCACTAGGATCGTTAAACCATTCGCCAAGCTTACTACAGACGAGAAGGAAGAATATCTCCGTCGACAAGGACATGATATTTAAGAAAGGTTAATAACATGGCAACAAACACAACTGCAACGCTTTCTGCCGAGATGATCCAATATCTGGAGGAAAAATTCTTGGAGCGAAGCGAAGCCCGCACAATTCACCTAGAAGGTGCTAAAAAGAAAACTCTAGGAAAAAACTCTGGTACAACGGTTACCTTTACAAAACGATCACCATTTGGCTTGGCTACAACGCCATTGACAGAAGGTGAAAACCCACAAGACGAAGCTATCCGAAGCAACAAAGTCGTTGCTACTCTACGTGGCTACGGTAAGTGGACTAAAGTCTCAAGCATGCTGTACAACACTTCAATCGACCGCGAGATGAAAGAGACGATTGAAACTATGGGTCAAAATGCAGGTGAAACAATCGACGCATTGGTCCGTGATGTATTGCATCAGGGTGCGACAGTACAGTTCGCAAATAAGAAAACTGCATTGAACGGCATTACTGCTGACGATATCCTGACGGTAGCAGAAATCCGCAAGGCCGTACGTACATTGAAGAAAAACAACGCAATCCCATATGCAGATGGATTCTTCATTGGTAAGGTTGGTCCAGATACTGCATACAACATTACTGGTGATACAGCTTGGATTGACGCTCAGAAGTACACTGGCCGTGCAGAACTATACAAGGGTGAACTAGGTCGCTTGCATAAAGTCCGCTTTATCGAAGCGTCAAGCAACCAGAAGGAAGAGGCAAGTACAACGACTGTCTACTCAAACTTCATTCACGGTCAAGAGGCATTCGGTGTTGTCGACTTAGCTGGTAGCGGCTTGAAGAAAATTATCATCAAGCAGTCAGACAAGGGCGATACATCTAACCCACTCAACCAGTTTATGACCATTGGTTGGAAGGCTGAGGCATTTGCGTCGGCAATCCTTGATCCAAAGTGGATTATCAA